ACGCAGCGTGACGTCGCCGGTGAAGGATGGCGGCGCGGCATCGAGCAGCGAGGTGTCCAGCCGGCGGAACGGCACCGCCTCCACGCCACGGCCGAGGTCGACCGACAGCGCGGCCGTGTCGAGCAGCCGGAAGGTCACCGCCACCAGGCGCAGCGGCCCGGTGGCGGCCGCCGAGGGCGTGATGATGTCGGGCGGCAGCGGCTCGACCTCGTGCCGGAAACTCAGGCCGATCTGCACCGCATACGCGGCCGGGTCGATCACGACCTTGCCGTCGAGGACAGTGGCACCCTCGCGCGGCGCACCATCGGCGAGCACGCCGACGGCACGGCCTTCGAGATGCGACAGCCCGCTCCATTCATCCTGCGGCGCGGCCGCACTGCCGGTCAGCGCGGCATCGAGCGCGAGGCCCGCCTCGAAGCGTTCCAGCGCGAAGGCGCCGTCGCGCTCCGTCACCGCCCAGACGGTGCCGTCGGATTCCGCCACGGCGCGGAAGGCACCGTTGGTTTCCTGGCGCGTCCAGGCGGTGACCTGTTCGGCGCGATAGAGCGTGAGCGTGCCGATGCTGCCATCCGCCATGACCATGTGCAGCAGCCGCGCGCGTTGGTCGTAGGCCATCGACACCGGCGCCGAGACGATGTGCCGCGCGAGGATCGCCAGGTCATTCGCCTGGTAGGCCTGGCTGACATCGGTATAGGCGAATTCGTGCACGCCCTGCCCGCCGCGCGCGATGAAGACCGTCGCGCCATCGACATCGACCGGCGGCACCAGGCGATCGACCGGCGAACCCACGCGCGTCTGCCGGTTCAGCTGGATGCTGGCGGGCGTCAGCGGGTCGCCGCTCACCATCCATTCGGCGCCCGAGGTGAAGACCTGCAGGTGCCGGCCGGAGAACAGGCCGCGGATCGCATTCACCTGGTCCGACACCAGGCCGAACTCGATCGCCTCGTCATCCAACCCGCTGCCGGCGTCGAAGTTGAACAGGTCCCCGGTGCGGGAGAACCACAGCCGGTTCGGCAGGTCGCGCGACCCACCCACCACCAGGCGGTCCTGGTGAAAGCCGCAGCTCACGGGCCAGCCGCGCGCAGCGCTGAAGGTGGCCTCGTCCCAGTCGGTGGTCGGACCGGTGGTGGTGAGCACGTCCTCGGCCACCGCACTGGCCTGGATCGGCGTTGCGACCGACAGAACCTTCAGAACCTTGCCCGCGATGCGCAGGCGCGTCTCGGCGTGGCCGGACACGAACAGCGGCGCGCTGGACGTCAGCGTGACGATCCCGACGGTCGCACTGGCCTGCAGCGTCACGGTGGCATCGGCGAAGCGGAACCAGGGTATCCTCGCGAAGGCCCAGGGCGCGATGGTCCAGCCGCTCGTGGTACGCGTGATGCGCTGCGGCGTCATGTCCGGATGCACCAGCAGCAGCGTGTCGGCGGACTGGGTGAAGCCGAGCTGCGGCAGCATCGTCGCGCTCCAAGGGCCGGCCAGCGTCGCGACCACCGCATCGCCCTGCAGCACGCGCAGCGCGCCATCGGTCAGCACCATGACGTAGGTCTGCTCAGTGTTGAATTCGAAGGGGATCAGGCGCGCCGCACCCGGCAGCGGCAGCACATGGCGCAGGCCGGGGCGGCGCGTCACACCGCCGGTGGGTTGGATGAACACGTTGCGCAGGCGGCGCGCGCCGTTCTCGAAGGCGCGCAGGTCGCCGCGGCCGAGCAGTTCGGGCGCCAGTTCGCCGGCGGCGAAACTGGTCTTGGCACGCTTGACGGCGGGCATGGCTCAGCCCCGCACGTCAACGAGGGTGAAGCCTTCCAGCACGCGCGCGCTGGCTTGCTGGCTGTCGGCCTGGCGCGCCTGGCGGAGCTCGGCTTCCGCAAGGCGGAACAGCATCTCGGCGCGGCTGCTGTTCTCGGTCAGCGGGATGCAGAATTCGGCGGCCAGGCGGGCGACGAGGGCCTGGGCGAAGAAGGGCGGGAAGGCGCTCTCGTCCGGACGGAAGATGTAGGTCAGCGCGACCTCGTCCACGCTGGTGAACAGGCGGTCTTCCTGCAGGCGATAGACGATGCCGCGCGCGCGCCCCGCAGTGCCGGCCGACAGCGCGCGCAGGAAGCCCGCGGGCAGCTGGAAGGCGGCGGAGAAATCGGCGCGCGGCACGGCGGACAGGCGCGCGAGGGCGGCCTGCGCGGTGGCAAAGGACCAGGGGTGGAAGGACAGCAGCGCGTCGCGGATCCCCGGATAGAGGTTGGCCGCGACCTCGGCCTCGGCCGTGCCCTCGTCGAGGGAGGCGACGGGCTGCGCGCCGATCTTGAGCAGCGCGCGCGAGCAGAGCGCGAGGGCGGAAAGCGCCATCGGAGACCTCCGGAAAGGGGACGGAGACCGACCTTCGCGGTCAGTCTCCAGGTGCCAGAAAAAGGAGGGGGGTTCGGGGGGAGTTCCCTCCCCCCGACCTTCGCTATTCCTTCGCGCGCATCCTCACGACGCCGGTCGGGTCCACCATCACGGCGCCCTGCGACATCATGTTGTTCACGAAGTGCGCGGCGCGGTCGCCGTGCCAGGTGATGTCGGTGACGACTTCGCTCGCCACCGCGTGGCCGATCGCGGTCTTGTGGTAGAAGTAGCAGTAGCGCAGCAGGCCGGTCTTGGTCAGGCCGGAATGCGGCATCCACAGCGCGCCGAGCCAGCGCTTCGCCTGCGTGCCCTTCCAGGGCAGCGCCTCGTCGCCCACGTAGTCGGAGCGCGCGAACTCGTCGATCGACAGCAGCTCGCTCCACTGCTTCCAGCCGACCACGGCGAAGCGGTTGCCGTCGTCGGGCACGTCGGCCGCGCCCAGCATCTCGAAGGCCATCAGGACCTTCTGCTTGGTCAGGCCATCGGTGTCGGTGAGGCCGGTGCCGGTGCCGGTGGCTTCCGCCGTGGCAGTGTCGAGGGCGGCGACGATCAGCTCATCGGTCTTGCGGCCGAGGGCGTAGGCGCCGGCATTCGCGATGACCGTGCGCTCGTCGATGTTGGTCTTGATCTCGTCCAGGCGGTCGATCCACTCGCCGGCGTAGTAGTCCTGCAGGAAGCACTCGGCGTTGGAGTATTCCAGGTTCATCACCGGGACGACGCCGTTGCGCGCCTTGGCGGCGGCAACACCCTTGCCGACGCGCGGGAAGATGGTGCTCGCGCCCTTGACGCCGGTCTTGGAGCGCACGGTGGGGCGCAGCTTGCTGCCCTGGCGCTGATAGGCCTCGGCGACCTCGGCTTCGAACTGCTTCACGAAGGCCTGTTCGATGGTGCCCGACATGCGGGTGCCCTTTCATGGTGGGAGTGTGCGGGGCGATGCGCCGTGCGCCCGGTTGGCCGCGAAGGGGCCGGGCGTGGCGCGGCCCGCGCGCCGGTCAGGGTTGTGCGCGGGCCGGGGGTCTCGCGGGGCGGGCGGCGCTGCCTGGTGAAGGCGCGCCACCCGCCCCGGGCCGCCGCGCGATGGACGCGCGGGGCCGCCGGCGCGGCGAGCAGCGGGGAGGACCGCTCGAGCCGCGCCGGAAGGTCGGTCAGCCGCCGACCATGCGGCGGAAGCCGTCCGTCACGCGCTTGACGAATTCCGGCTCCCGCGTGCGCCAGTAGCGCGGGTCGCGCATCATCGCGCGCAGCTCGCCCTCATCCGCCGCGCTCGGCTCTTCGCCGCGCCGCGCCAGGCCCGGTTCCTTGCCCTCCATCATGCGGTGCAGGGCGATGACGCCCTCCGCCGTGGTGGACAGCGCCTCCATCACCGGCGCGGGCAGGTTCGACCGGCCCCAGGACGTGATCTGCGCGGCGATGCGCCGGAAGCGCTCCTCGCCGCCGAAGTGGTCGCGCAGCTTCTCGACCTGGCGTTCGGCCTCGAACTGGCCGGCGGCCTCGGCGATCAGCGGCAGCAGGCGTTCGGCTGCCAGGTCATAGACCAGCTGCGCCTGCGCGCTGCTGAAGCCGGCTTCGTGCAGGCGGCGGTTGATGCCTTCATCGGCGCAGCACAGCTCGTGCCGCGCCTCGATCTCGTAGCCGTCCGGGCCGTCGGGCACACCGAGCGAGCGGCGGAAGCGGATGCGTTCCTCCTCCGGCGCGTCCTCGGCGGGCGGGGCGCTGCGCTGCGACAGGCGGCGCTCCAGCTCGCGATAGGATTTCAGCAGCGCCTCGACGCGGACCGCGCCGGCCTCGGCGTCCCAGAACTTGGCCGGCACGTCCTCGGGGCGCCCGGCGGTCTCGGGCGCGGTACCTTCGGCGAGCGCGGTCTCCAGCAGATCCTCGGGCATGAGGGGCTCACTCCTTCTCGGTGGGGGGAAGCAGGACTTCGGCGGGCGCCGACAGGGTGCGGCCGAGCCAACGGGCAGCGGCCGGCAGGTCGATAGTGGCGATGGCCTCGGGCCCCATGGCGCGCACGGCCTGCAGGAACAGCAGCGTGTTCGCCGCATCGGACCGCCCCTGCACCTGCGCGAGCGGGCTGCGATAGCGCAGCACGGTGTCGCGCCCATCGAGCAGCAGCGGCGGGATCTCCCCGCGCCGGCGCAGGATGGACAGGCAGCGCGACACCAGCGGCGTCAGCAGTTCCGCCTGCAAGCGGCCATAGGTCGCGCCCAGCAGCCGCGCGGTCTGCGCCGCGCGTTCCAACACTTCCGTCGCCGTCATGTTGTCGCGCCGTTCCGGACCGATGCGGTCGGCGAGCAGCGCGCCACGGATGCGCGCGCGCAGGTCGGCCAGCACCAGCTGCGAGACGTCGAAGTTGCCCGGCGCCGCAAGCGGCGTGAGGCCCGACGACCCCGGCGCCTTCGGGATGATGGCACCAGGTTCCAGCCGCACCGTCGCAGGGTTCAGCACGCCGTCGTCATCGGCCTGCCAGATGCCCGTCGCGGCGATCGAGGCGTTCTTCAACACCAGCTCCACCACCTTGTTGGCGGTGCGGATGTCGGGCAGCGCCTTGGCCACCGGGCCGCGGCCATAGACCTCGCCCGGCGCCTTCAGCCAGCGGAAGCCGATGAAGGGGCTGTCGGCGAAGCGGCCATCGCGCAGCACCACAGGGCCGCGGTCGGTCAGCAGCAGCGCGCGGAAGGCATGGCCGCTCGCATCGGGCCAGACCGCTTCCAGCACGCGGTGGCGCGGCGCCTCGGCGTCGTCCTCTGTGGCCGGGGGCAGCGGCGCGTCGGGGTAGCGTTCGCGGAGCGCCGCCTCGCTGAGACGCGCCGCGCGGAACACGGTGTCGAGCCGGCCCGACGGGCCTTCCTCGAGCACCGTCTCGCGCAGCGGTACGGCGGTGAAGCGCAGGGCGGAGGCCTCGCCGAGCGGCGCTTCCTCGACCAGCAGCAGCCCCGTGCCGGCGATCACCAGGTCGAGGAAGGCCTGGTGCATCTCCAGCGCGAAGTTCGACCGGTCGAAATGGCCTTGCAGCACCTCGGCCACGTCTTCCAGCGCGATGGCGGCCTCGGTGTCGCCCTCCATCGCGCGGGCGGGTGCGAGGCCGAACCAGCGCGACCAGGGCGGCGTCAGCTCCGCCAGCAGGGATGCCGCGAGCTGTTCCGCCGCATCCGCCGCCGTGGCGTCGAATATCGCCACGCGCCCGCCGGTCGGCGGCGGCAGCACGTGGTCGTAGCAATCCTGCCACAGCGCATCCTGGGCGCGGCGGCGGTCCACCGCGCGGGCGTGCCGCGCGACGATGTCCTCGGGGGTCATGGCGTCATTCCCCCAGCAGCGACTTGCGCGTTGCGGAGAAGTCGGCGCGCGCGCCGAGCACGCCGGCGGCGGAGGTGGCGATGGTGCCGGAGAGGCCGCGGCGGGCACGCTCGCGCGCCTCGACACGGCTGGCGGCGGCGGTCTCCTCGACGGCCTGCTGCGGGGCGACGGCGGCTTGCGCCGGGGCCGGTGCGGCGGCAGGTGCGATGACGACAGGCTTCGGGGCGCGGAACAGGCCACCCATGCGCGCGCGGCTCCTCTCGAAAGTGGGACGGGACCTCCCGCGCGGACCCCGAAAAGCCGTGAGCCCGCCCTTCCGGGGGGAAGGGCGGGCTCGCGCAAGTCGGGGAGGGATCGGGAGGAAGACCTTCGGGCGCAAATCGCCCGTTGGCCGGATGGTGATATGTCAGGCCGCGGCGCGGGTCAAGACATTTTTCCTATCGTCGTGAAGCATCTTCGAAAGGCGGCGAAACAGCCCGAAAGGCGTGATGGCGAAGGGCGCGCCAGTGCCCAGCAGCGCCTGGCACAGCCCCACGCAGGTCTGCGGCAACAGCGGCGGCAGCCAGGCCGCGCGCGCCTCGCCAGGCGCGAAGGGGCCGACCACGCGCAGCCCCGCACGGCGGTAGAATTCGGGCAGGTCGTAGCGGGCCGGCATGTTGATCCGCAGCACCAGAAGCCGGCCCGAGACGGGTTCCACCACCGTCCAGCCGGCCTCGTCGCGCAGGGCGGCGAAGCAGTGGCGGAAGCCTTGGCGCAGCGGGCGCAGCCAGGCCTGGTCGGCCGCACCGCCGAAGGCGATCCAGACCTGCTGCGGCGCGTCGCGTGCGGCGCGCAGGCGGGGGGTCCCGCGCGACCCGTCCTGGCCCTGAGAGGCGCCGGAAACCGTTGGTTTCACGCCACGATCCCCTTCACCCGCAGCGGCCATTCGAGGCGGTTCATCGCCTCGCGCCACTGCGCCGCATCGGCGCGCTCCGACAGATGGCGCGGGTCGGGCGCGGTGCCGCGTTCGCCCCAGATCCGCATGATGCGCGCATGGATCAGGTCGATGCGGCGGTGACGGTACAACCGGTCGAGGCACTTGATGACATCGTCGGGTTCGCAGGGGCGCACCTTGTCGCCCTTGCCGGCAGTGATGCGCGCGCCGTCGCGCCGCGCGATCAGCGCGGACATGGTCCAGAACCAGGCTTCCTCGGCCGAGCGGAAGGGCTCGGCGGCGGTGATGCTGGCATAGCGGGGGGCATGGGCGGTGCGGGGGGCGGGGCGCAT